GGGGAATAGAAGATTATATAGAAAATTTTGTTGGATTACTTGAAGATGGTTATGGAGATATGTATTTTCAACAAACACTTGATGATTGGGCTAGGTTTAATATTAATAATAGAACAAAGCACGATGCATCAATTAGTTCAGGTTTAGCAATAATGGCTTGTAATAAAAATAGATATGCACCTAACGCAAAAAAGACAATAACATCTGTTCCTTTAGGTTTGAAAAAATATAATAATGAAGGAGTAAATTCAAAAATAATCAAAATAAATGATTAACATTAACTACAACAGCAGTTTTCCAGATCAGGTGGTACCTGAAGAAGAGAAAAGTTCTTGGGAATATGGTTTAGCCGTTGCTCAAGCTATTGAGCATGAATGGTTTAGAAACAGTAGCGGTCAAAATAGATTTATTAATAATTTTCAAAACTTTAATAGATTAAGATTATATGCAAGAGGTGAACAGCCTGTACAAAAATATAAAGATGAATTAGCTATAAACGGTGATTTATCTTATCTTAATTTAGACTGGACACCTGTCCCTGTATTATCTAAGTTTGTAGATATAGTTGTTAATGGTATGACTGAAAAAGGATATGAAATAAAATCTTTTGCAAGTGATCCTTATGGTATAAAAATAAGAACAGATTATGCTACTAATGCTTTAAGAGATATTAAAGAAAAAGAAACAATAGCAGAATTAACACAATTAACAGGAAGAAGTTTTTATGCATCAGCTAATCCTGATATATTACCAGATGACCCAGAAGAGTTAGATCTTTTTATGCAACTTAGTTATAAACAAAGTATTGAAATAGCAGAAGAAGAAATAATAAATAATGTTTTAAATTATAATAAGTTTGATGAAACTAAAAAACAACTTGCTTATGATTTAACGGTGTTAGGTATAAGTGCGGTTAAAACAAACTTTAATTTATCGGAAGGAATAACAGTAGAGTATGTTAATCCAGCACATTTAGTTTGGTCTTACACAGATGATCCTAATTTTGAAGATATATATTATGTAGGTGAAGTTAAAAATATGTCTTTGTCAGAATTAAAAAGACAATTTCCCGACATAACTGATAAAGAATTAGAAAATATACAAAAATATCCAGGTAGAAATTCTTATACTAATACTTGGTGGGGACAAAATCAACAAGATTTAGTTCAAGTTTTGTTTTTTGAATATAAAACTTATCACGATCAAGTTTTTAAAATAAAAAGAACAGAACAAGGTTTAGAAAAAATATTAGAAAAACCTGATACTTTTAATCCTCCACCTAGCGATAATTTTGAAAGAGTTTCTAGGTCCATAGAAGTTTTATATACTGGTGCTAAAGTTTTAGGTTTAGGAGATAATATGTTAAAATGGGAATTGTCAGAAAATATGACTAGACCTCAAGCCGATACTACTAAAGTTAACATGAATTATATAATAACTTCTCCTAGAATGTATCAAGGAAGAATAGAATCCATAGTAAGTAAGACTGTTAGTTTTGCTGATATGATTCAAATAACACATTTAAAATTACAACAAGTATTAGCTCGAATAGTTCCTGATGGAGTTTACTTAGACGTAGATGGCTTAGCTGAAGTAGATCTTGGCAATGGCACAAACTATAATCCTCAAGAAGCACTTAACATGTATTTTCAAACAGGTAGTATAGTAGGTAGATCTTTAACACAGGATGGTGATGCAAATAGAGGTAAAATACCTGTTCAAGAATTACAAAGCTCTTCAGGTATATCTAAAATACAAGCAATGATACAAACTTATCAGTATTATTTACAAATGATAAGAGACGTAACAGGATTAAATGAAGCTAGAGATGGAAGTACTCCAGATAAAAATGCTTTAGTTGGTTTACAAAAATTAGCGGCAGCTAGTTCTAATACTGCTACTAGACATATACTTCAATCTTTAATGTATATGACTGTTAGAGTTTGTGAAAACATAAGTTTAAGAGCGGCTGATATGTTAAGATATCCTTTAACTAAAGACTCTCTAATGAAAAGTATAAATACATTTAATGTAGGAGCACTTGCTGAATTAGAATCTTTACACATGCATGATTTTGGTATATTTTTAGAGTTAGAGCCTGATGAAGAAGAAAAAGCACAATTAGAAAAAAGTATACAAATAGCTCTTCAATCAGGTAATATTGGATTAGAAGATGCAATAGATATAAGAGAGATAAGTAATTTAAAATTAGCTAATCAATTACTTAAGTCTAAACAAAAACAAAAACAAGAAAAAGCAAGAGCTGAACAATTAGAAAACATACAAGCTCAAGCACAGGCCAATGCTGAATCTGCTGAAAAAGCTGCTTTATCTGAGGTTCAAAAAAACCAAGCATTAGCTCAAACAGAAATACAAATTGAACAAGCGAAATCTCAATTTGAAATACAAAGGATGGAGCAAGAGGCTGAAATTAAAAAACAAATATTAGCTGAAGAATTTCAATACAATTTACAACTTGCTAAAATGGAAGCTCAACGTCAAACAGGTAGAGAAGCTGAAATAGAAGATCGAAAAGATAAAAGAACACAAATTCAAGCTACTCAACAAAGTAAAATGATTGAGCAAAGACAAAGTGATTTACTACCTACTGATTTTGAATCTGGCAGTGGACCACTTAATGAATCTGGTTTAGAGCAATTTAGTTCTTAATAGTTTATTATTAATTTTATATTATCATATTATGTCAACAAAAAAAATAGAAGTAAAAGAGCCTGAAGTGAAAATAAAAGAAAACACTACAGAACAACAAGAAGGTACGTTTAAAGTAAAGTCTGCAAAAAAAATGAAAAACTTAGGTGATTTATCAGAACCTAAAATAACAAAACTAGACTTAAGTGCTGTTAATAAAAATGAACAACTTATAAAACAAAAAGAAGATGCCATTCAAGTCGGAGAAACAAAGAAAGTGGATGTGGTCAAACCTACCGAAGTTAGCGCGGAAGTGGACCACAAAGTACGGATCGAGTCCGATGAAAATGTTGCTGAAAAGCAAGAAGTAGAATCTCCTTTACAATTAATAGATGATGAAGAAGATAATATTGACAAGAATAGAGTGGCAGGAAGCGATGAAACTACCACAACCGCATCAGAACAAAAAGAAATATCAAAGGAAGTTGAAACACAAAAACTACCTGACAATATAGAAAAATTAATCGATTTCATGGAAGAAACAGGTGGAACTATTGAAGATTACACCCGTTTAAATGCTGACTACAGCAATGTTAATGATAAAACATTATTACATGAATATTACAAAAAAGCTAGACCTCACCTAGACCATGATGAAAGAAACTTTATTATTGAAGATTCTTTTTCATTTGATGAGGAATTAGAAGAAGCAAGAGAAGTACGAAAGAAAAAACTTGCTTATAAAGAAGAAGTTGCAAAAGCCAAAGGTTTTTTAGAAGATCTTAAGGGTAAATATTACGATGAAATCAAGTTGAGGCCAGGCGTAACCCAAGAGCAAAAAAAAGCTACTGACTTTTTCAACCGATACAACGAAGATGAAAAAGCAAATGCAGCAAAGCATGAGAACTTTAAACAAAGTACCAAAGATCTATTAAATGATGATTTCAAAGGTTTTGATTTTAAATTAGGAGATAAAAAATTTAGGTATGGAGTAAAAGATCCTGCACAAGTAGCCGAACAACAGTCAGATATTACTAAAATAGTTAAGACGTTCTTAAATAAAAAAGGTGATGTTATAGATACTAAAGGCTATCATAAAGCTATGTATGCGGCTAGGAACGCTGATACTATTGCTCAGCATTTTTATGAACAAGGTAAAACCGATGCGATTAAAGATACTATAGCAAAATCCAAAAACATAAGTACTGAAGCTAGAAAAACAGCATCAGGTGAAGTTTTTGTTAACGGATTTAAAGTAAAAGCAATTAGTGGCCAAGATTCTACATCATTAAAAATAAAGAAAAAAACATTTAATTAAAAAACAATAAATTATGGCTTTAATACCACAGTTTGGTTCGATAGTTCCTGCACCTACGCAGCAACTCTTACCAAATGCATACCTCGCATTTAATGGGGGTGCAAATGACTTTATACAACAATACTTACCAGAAGTATACGAACAAGAAGTTGAGCGTTATGGAAACAGAACGTTATCAGGATTCTTACGTATGGTAGGGGCAGAAATGCCAATGACTTCAGATCAAGTAATTTGGTCAGAACAAAACAGATTACACATAGCTTACACTAATGTAGGTAACGCGGTTAATGCTGGTGTATCTACTTTTACTATCGCTGTAGGTGCAGCTCCACTTCCACAGCAATGTGTTATAGGACCTGGTCAAACAGTAGTTGCAATGGATAATGCTGGTAATGAGATAAAAGCTATTGTAACAGCTACTAATGGTGTTGCGGGTGCTGGTGGTAACTGTATTTTAACAGTTGCTCCTTATACTGCTCAAACAACAGCTGGTTTAGGTGCTACAGTAAAAATATTTGTTTACGGTTCAGAATTTGTTAAAGGTGCTGCTACTTCTAATGCAGGTGCTGGAGCTTTAGCTAATGCCACTGCTTTACAACCACAAATAACAGTTACACCTTCTTTTACTCAATTTGCTAACTCACCAGTTATTATCAGAAACGTTTACACAATAAACGGATCAGATATGGCTCAAATTGGTTGGGTTGAAGTTGCTACAGAAGATGGAACAACAGGTTATTTATGGTACTTAAAAGCTGAATCTGAAACAAGATTACGTTTTGAAGATTACTTAGAAATGGTATGTGTTGAAGGTGAATTAGCCCCTGCTCTTGGTGCTGGATCTGCAAATGCAGCTGGTTTCAAAGGTACACAAGGTATGTTTGCTGCTATCCAACAAAGAGGTAATGTTGAAATAGGATTTGCTGGCGCTGCTGGTTTAGATGATTTTGATGAAATCCTTAAGAATCTAGATACTCAAGGAGCTATTGAAGAAAATATGCTTTTCTTAAATAGATCTACTTCATTAGAATTTGACAACATGCTTTCAAATGTTTCTTACGGAGCACAGGGAGGTACTGCTTATGGATTATTTGAAAACTCTGAAGAAATGGCATTAAATCTAGGATTTAGTGGTTTCCGTAGAGGTTCTTATGATTTTTATAAAACTGATTGGAAATACTTAAATGACGCATCTACACGTGGTGCTCAAGTAGGTGTATCTTCAATAGAAGGTGTTTTAGTTCCGGCTGGAACTTCATCAGTTTATGACCAAATTCTAGGAACAAACATCAGACGACCATTCTTACACGTTAGATATAGAGCTTCTCAAACAGAAGACAGACGTATGAAGTCTTGGTTAACTGGTTCTGCTGGTGGTGCTGTATCTTCAAACCTTGATGCTATGGAAGTTAACTTCCTATCTGAAAGATGTTTGGTTGTACAAGCTGCTAACAACTTTGTTTTATTCCAAGGAGTTTAATATTAGTGTAAAGATAAGGGTGCCTTCGGGCACTCTTACTTTATTTTTTTAATTATTTAATTATATTATATCATGAAAACAAAAACAATAACCCAACAAGATGGTTGGGAAATAAAAGATAGAACATATTATGTTAAAGGGAATAATGATCCTTTAACTTACAAAATACCAGGAAGACATACTACTCGTCATGCCTTATTGTGGTTTGATGAAAAAACTAATGAACAAAGAGAAATTAGATATGCAACTAATCAAAACTCTCCTTTTAAAGATGAGCAAAAAGGTGAAGCCACATTAGGTCATATTGTTTTTAGAGATGGAACTTTAAATGTTTCTAAAAAAAATCAACCATTACAAAAAATATTATCTTTATATCATCCTTTAAAAAACATAAAATACACAGAATTAAATGTTGTTGAAGACGCTAAAGATGATTTATTTGAATTAGAAATAGAAATAGACGCTTTAAACGCAGCTAGAGCAATTGATATAGATCAAGCTGAAGCAATTCTTAGAGTAGAAATGGGATCTAAGGTATCAGAGATGAGTTCTAAAGAGATCAAAAGAGATTTACTTGTGTTTGCTAAACAAGAACCAAGAAACTTCTTAAGTTTAGCTAAAGATGATAATGTTCAATTAAGAAACTTTGCTATAAAAGCAATTGAAGCTAAAATAATAACTTTAGCAGATGATCAAAGAACATTTAAATGGACGTCTAACGGTAAAAAACTAATGACTGTACCTTTTGACGAACATCCATATTCTGCTATGGCGCAGTTCTTTAAAACAGATGAAGGTTTAGAAATATTTAAATCTATAGAGAAAAAACTTTCTTAACATGTAATACTAATAAGGGAGGCTTCGCGCCTCCTTTATTATAATAAAAATAAAAAATGGCTATAAATGTAAATACTGTATATCAAACTGTTTTACTTATATTAAACAAGGAACAAAGGGGGTATATGACACCAACTGAGTTTAATAGTATTGGTACACAAGTGCAATTAGAGATTTTTGAAAAATACTTTGAAGATTTAAATCAACAAATAAGAATACCTCAAACGAATACAGATTATGCCGATAGAGTTGTTAGCATTGATGATAGAATTTCTATATTCAAAACTTTTGGTAATGCAATATATACAACCAATGGTAATCTTAATTATTGGACATTACCTACAACAGATTCTTACGCAAATACAGACTCAACAGTATATAGAATAGGTAGTGTAGTTTACAAAAACACAACAGAGCTTCAAAGAGTTGATAGAAGTGATTTTTATCATATAAATAAATCTTTATTAACTAAACCAACAACTACTTATCCAGTATATTTATATGAAAATAATTATCTTTATGTTAAACCAATTAGCATAGTTAGTGCTGGAGATATACAAGTAGATTATATAAGAAGACCTATAGATCCTAGGTGGGGATTTAGTGTAGGTACCTTAGGCCAATATACTTATAACGAAGCTGTTTATAATCCTAGTACAACAACAACAGGATCTACTCAATTTGATCTACATAGTTGTGAGCAAACAGAATTAATATTAAAAATATTAATATATGCAGGTATTGTTATAAGAGATCCAAATATAGTTCAAGCTGCAGCTCAACAAGTAGAGACAGAAGAAATAAATCAAAAAAGTTAATAAATTATGGCAACACCTAATGGGGGATTAATAACAGAAACAAGTGCCCAGTATTACGCAGGTACACAGGTATTTATTGCTACAAACAATCAAACAACATTTACGGCAAATTTTAATACAGATATAACTTTTGGAAGTGGAGATCCTACAGCTAAGTCATATAATAATAACAACTTTAGACTATACAGAAGTACAACTGGTGGCAATGGAACTTTTACAGAATATACTATAATAACTAGCGTTATAAATAACGTATTTATTTTACCTGCACAAGCTACTGGTACTTATATAGTTATACAATTATTAACTGAAAATGGAGGTAATTTTGGTAATAAAGATGCTTTAGGTAAAGTTGTACAAGATAATTATGGTAGTTATCAATATATTCAAGTACAAGAAGTTGTTAATAATTTTATGGTAGCATATGTTGGTGCTGGTAAATTAATATCAAGTGTTAAAAAAACAGATGTTATATTTCATACTAAAAGAGCATTACAAGAATTTAGTTATGATACTTTAAGAAGTATTCATTCTCAAGAATTAACTATACCTCATAACCTTAGTGTTCCTTTACCACAAGATTATGTTAACTATGTTAACGTTTCTTGGATAGATGATGTAGGTGTTAAACATATAATATACCCAACTACACTTACCTCAAATCCTTATTCAAAACCTATACAAGACTCAGAAGGAATACCAACACAAGATAATAACGGTGCAGATATAACCGGTACTTCTTTAACTGAAGAGCGGTGGATATCTCAAAACCCAGCAACAGTTCAAGCTATAAGAGATGAAATAACAGGTAGATTAATAGCTGATGGTCTTTGGGCTATGTATGGAAGTAATCTTATGGGTTATGGTCAACGGTTTGGTATGCAACCTGAGCTTGCTCAAGTAAATGGTTGGTTTACTATAAATGATAGAGAAGGAAAAATGTCTTTTTCTAGTGATTTAAAAGATAAATTAATAATATTAGAATATGTATCTGATGGTCTTAGTTATGATGAAGAGATGCAGATACCTAAATTAGCAGAAGAAGCCGTGTACTCATATGTTATGCATGCTATATTGGCTAGCAGAATAAATCAACCTGAGTATATAATACAAAGATTAAAAAAAGAAAAAAGTGCTAAATTAAGAAATGCAAAAATAAGATTATCAAACATTAAATCTAATGAATTTGTTCAAATAATGAGAGGTAAATCTAAATGGATAAAATACTAAATTAAATGGCAGAAGTTAAAAATTCGTTTATTAAATCCAAAATGAATAAAGACCTGGATGCCAGGTTGTTACCAAATGGTGAATATCGTGAAGGAGTTAATATACAAGTTAGTAAATCCGAAGGTGCTGATGTTGGTGCTTTAGAGAATACTTTAGGAAACCTTAAATTAATTGATTTTTCAAAACAAATAGTAGGTGGTGTAGAAGTAATAATTCCTAAACTAAAAACAATAGGAATGTATACGGATAACTTAAGTGATAATCTTTATATATTTTTAACTGATTATAATGAATTAGATGCTGCTGATTATAATTCTCAAAATTTAAATTATTCAAAAGAAGCTAACAACTATATATATGTTTATAATACGGTTACAGCTATAGGAACTAAACTAGTAGAAGGAGCTTTTTTAAATTTCTCTCAAAATTTTCTTATAAATTCTGTTAACTTATTAGAAGATATATTATTTTTTACTGACAATAGAAACCAACCACGTAAAATAAATGTATTAAGAGCTTTAGAAAGATCTCCATCATCATCAACAACACCAACATATTATATATCTGAAGATCAAATATCTGTAGCAACATATTCTCCTTTTCAACCTATAGAGCTTTATTATAAAGATAACAGTCTTTTTCTATCTAATGGTGGTAGTGGTATTACAGAAACAGAAACAATTATTAACGCTACTAGTATAGTTTTAAAATCTGATGGATTTAAGGGTATAAACCCAGGCGCAAAAGGGCCTAGTGGGGTTTTAAATACAGCATTATTAGGTGCTAAATTAACAACATCATTAAATGCCAGCGCTGGTTTAGTTACTGGAACCACATTAGATGGTTATACGCCTACAACTATAACAGTTGCAGCGGGTAAAGTTGATGCAATTATTCCAGCTGGTACCACTATATTTTTTAATCAAACAACTTGGAGTACCGATTACATAGATCAATACGTTACCAGCATGATTGATGCTAGTAGTAAAATGAATCCTGGCGAAACTCACGTAGCAGCTACACCTGGTGCTACTACAAACAGAAATTATAATCCTAATTTTAACGGAGATCCTGATTTTTTAGAAGATAAATTCGTAAGATTTAGCTATAGATTTAAATATGAAGATGGTGAAGTTTCTATAATGGCTCCTTTTACTCAACCTGCCTTTATACCTAAACAAGATGGTTATTTTTTAAGTGGTGACGAAGACAAAGCATATAGAAGTACTATTGTTAATTTTATGGAAAATAAAGTTAATAATATATTTTTACAAATACCACTACCTTTAGATATAAATAATGTTGGCTTGAAAGCTAATCAAATTGCTACTTCTTTAAAAATAAATGAAATAGAAATATTATACAAAGAATCCGATAGGCAAGCGGTACAGGTTGTTGATTCTATACCTAGGTCTGGAAACAATGGTTTTGAAGAATTAGGTAAAAATTTAGATGGAACTTATAACGACGTATTATCTTATAATTATCAAGGAACAAAACCTTTTAAAACATTACCTACAGGTGATTTAGTAAGAGTTTATGACAAAGTACCAGTAAGAGCTTTAACTCAAGAATTAATAAGTAATAGAGTTGTTTATGGTAATTTTCAAAACAAACATACACCACCTAGTACTATTAATTACAATGTAGGTGCATCTAATAAATATAGTTTTTCAGTAAGTTCTATTTCTCAACCGGTATTGCCTTCATTAGAAAGAACGTCTATAAGAGAATATCCAATGCATACTTTGAAACAAAATAGAAATTATCAAGTAGGTATTGTTTTTTCTGATAAATTTGGAAGATCTTCTACTACAATTCTTTCATCTGCAAGCAAGCAAGGTTCTGGTGACGAGGGAATTTCTTTTGTTGGAGAT